AATGATGGAAGGGATAGAACCTGTTAGTCGTATAGGACAAGTTCGTTGGTATGAGAAGCCAAAGAAGGGTAATATTTATTGTATAGGATTGGACCCGAGTCTCGGTACAGGTGGTGACCCGTCGGCTATTCAAATCTTTGAGGCAAATACTACTACTCAAGTTGGTGAATGGAAACACAATAAAACAGATATCCCTAGCCAAATCAAGCTACTGGCACAGATAAGCAAATATATAGCAGAATGTACTAATGAACCTAATAACATCTATTACAGTATTGAATGTAATGGAATTGGTGAAGCCGCTATTATATCATTAAATGAATACGGGGAAAGTAATATCCCGGGTATTTTTATTAGCGAAGCAGGTAAGGGTCGTAAAGGATTCAATACAACTAATAAGAGCAAACTAGCAAGTTGCGCCAAATTCAAAACGTTGGTTGAAAGTAAAAAAATGACTGTAAATAGTCGTAGTCTTATCAGTGAATTAAAAGCATTTGTAGCCCATGGTGGTAGTTATGCCGCTAAAATTGGGGATACAGATGATTTGATTATGGCTAGCTTATTAGTAACTAGAATGTTACAGCATTTAAGTGATTATCACGTTAATTTAGAGACTCAGATACGTGACCACGATGAATACATAGCTCCTTTGCCCTTCTTTGCGGTCATAAGCTAAGAGGCAAAAGATAAATACAATATGGCTAAAAATCAAGAATCAATTAACCGCTCATTATTTGAGCTATTACGTAGTAGAGGGTATGCCCCGACACTATTAGATACTTCTGGTAAGGAAATTCCAGTTCCGGAAGAAGCAGAAGTCTTTCAATTTAAGTTTACTAAAGACGGAGAAGAATACGGTACAGTAACAGCATCCATTGATGGATTACATAAATTAGTAATCTATTTTGGTGATGATGTTGCTAATAGTGAAAAAGAAGAAAATGGTGGAGATGATTCTTGGTATAAACTATTGAATCATTTAAAACGTTTTGCACAACAACACCAGTTAAGTTTTGAAGTTAAAAACACGGACCATTTAAAATATGATATGGCAAAAAGGGAACATATGAAAAAGCAAGAAAGAATATCAGAAGGTTATTACCCAATGGGTAAAAAAGGTAGCTACAGCGATGCTGTCCCTACAACTAAGATTATCATTCAACACAATAAGAATATCGAAGAAGGTGAGCAACGCTATCGTAATGTAGCTAAGATATTTGTAGAGAATAGTGAAGGTGAGCGTTTTGCTGTTCCTACAACTAAGCCGGGTATTGCACGTGTGTATGCTCGTCATATCGCAGAAGGTGGCACACCGTATGATGAAAAAGGTAAACATATTACCAACATATGTGAAGAATATCAAAAGATGGGTGCATTTGTTCGTGCCACACGCACTGGTCAATTCACTGAATCAGCACAACAATTAGTCAATGAAGGTATCAATCACTATCAATCACTACGTGAAACGTTAAGTAGAATGACTGGTCATCGCGGTTACAATGCTTACTTTGAAAGTTGGACACCACCATTAATGGAAGATGAAACAGATATAAGTAACTTAAATGAGTTGTTTGTACAAGAGACATTAGACCCACGTATTGAAAGTGTAATGCCAATCTTATCTAAGTTACATAAGAAGGTAGCAGAGATGAAAGAAGTTGGTGCTTTAGCTGAGTGGGCTGATAGTTTAACAGAAACACCCGGCGCCGAGACATTAGCGCACGATGATAGTAATGAAGAAAGTAATTTAAAAGATTTGGATTTGGATGAATCTGATACACAATCTTCTAATTCGGGTGCTATCCCCGAGAGTGCTGAAGATAATCCAGTAGCCAGTGCTATTACTCGTAGAATCTTAATGCAACGCTCGGACTTGTTAAAGAAGTATGGCCCTGTAGCAATTACTCAAGCAATTGATGACGTTGCAGACTTTATCGGTGATGTTGACGAAATTGGTTCAAGTGATGTAAGCGGTTGGATCAAGCAAATAGAACAATCATTAGGTGGTAGTAACTTAGAAGAAGCATTAGATCCAGAAAAGAAACAAAGACTTAACGATTTGATTGATCGTTACACAGACGCAACTGATCCTGAATATATGGGTGATGATGACTATGAAGATATTATTGCTCAGATTCGTGTCGAGTTTGGCGACAAAACTGCTGATAGTATTGAAAGCGGCCCCAGTATGCATTTCCCGCGTCCCGGCCATTCAATGGGTCACGATGATTTAGAGTTTAGGCAAATGCGTAAAAACATGTCACCTAATAGAATAACTAAATTAGGTAAACTGCACAAACAAGATAATGACGCAATGAAGCGTGACCTTAAGGACAAACTAGGTGTAGAAGAAGGTATATTAGACACAGTTAAGAAAGTTGGAAGTAAAGTATTTGATAAATTAGGCGGCGGAAGCGAAGAAGATTTATTAAAAGACTTACAAAAGAAAGCTGGTATTCCATCACACGCACAACACGGTAAGCCTGCAATGGCTCAACCTAAAGATAAAGAAGAAATGGCAGAAGGTGAATTCGCAGGTGACTATGCTACAGGTGAAGCAGGTCAATGGCGTAACAAAGGTCCTAAAGCCAACAAGCCAGCAACTATTGGTGATTTAGTCGGTGAGGGTCAAGAAGACCTAGACGTTATCAAACGATTATTGGGTAAATAAGTTCTCAAAAACCTCACTTAAAAGGTGAGGTTTACCATATCCGGCATAAATACTATTGACATAAGCAGAAGGTGTGCTATACTTACTCTTATGTTAGTCACTAATAGGTAGTGACGAATATTAAAAAAGAGACCATCTCAATTTATAAGGAAATTAAATCATGGCATCATTAGCAGAAATTCGTGCTCGTATTGCGGCACAAGAAAACAAATCAACATCTGGTTCAACACAGAAACAAGCAGACAATTCAATCTATCCACATTGGAATATGGACGAAGGCACAACAGCCACATTGCGTCTACTGCCCGACGCAGATAGTAACAACCCATACTTCTGGGTAGAGCGACAAATTATTAAACTCCCATTCAATGGAGTTAAGGGTGATCCTAACGTTAAGCGTATTGAAGTTCAAGTACCTTGCGTTGAGATGTATGATTCAAAAGCACAATGCCCAATCTTAACTGAGGTTCGTCCTTGGTACAAAGATGAAACATTGAAAGAGTTAGCAAACAAATACTGGAAGAAACGCAGTTACTTGTTTCAAGGTTTTGTTCGTCAAAACCCAATTGGTGATGATAAGACACCGGCTAACCCAATTCGTAGATTCATTATTAGTCCACAAATCTTTACAATCATTAAAGCAAGTTTGATGGATCCTGAGATGGAAGAATTGCCGACAGACTTTATGCGTGGTCTTGATTTGAATATTAAGAAAACAAGTAAAGGTGGATATGCAGACTATTCAACAAGTAATTGGGCACGTAAAGAAAGCCCATTAACAGAAGCGGAGCAAGCTTCTATTGAAGCACATGGTTTGTATAATTTGGCAGAGTTCTTACCAAAGCGTCCCGGAGAAGCAGAGTTGCGCATCATTAAAGAAATGTTTGACGCAAGTGTCGATGGTCAACCATATGACTTAGAGCGTTGGGGAGCATACTATCGCCCATGGGGATTAGAAGCACCTGCAGGAGCAACAGCGGAAAAACAAACAGCTACTACTGAAACTAGAGCACCCGTAACAGCACCCGTAGCAGAAACTTCAGCACCATGGGATGAACCAGCATCAGCTCCGATTCAAGTCCCGACATCACAGCCTTCAAGCGACAAAGCACAAGACATTCTAGCAATGATTCGTGCTAGGCAGACCAAGCCAGCTTAAAGGAAATAAGGGAGAGTAATCTCCCTTATCTTCAGGAGAAATAATATGACACTACCAGACGAAAGATACCGCGCCCTAAAGCAAGGTAAAAAGTTGTTGGAAGAATTATGCGACCCCGGTCGTACACCGCGTGTTCCTAGTCTTATCCGTGATAGGGCCAGAGCCGCATTAAGACATTACCCAAATGATTATGAATTAGATACGATTGCAGATAAATGCCCTGATTATCTAGACAAACAATCATTCAGCGTGTATAATACTATAAACAAATAAGGAATACAATGGCAAAACCATTCGACATTAGTAAGTTCCGCAAGGACATTACAAAAAGTATTGAAGGTCTATCAATAGGATTTAACGATCCTACTGATTGGATCTCGACAGGAAATTATGCTCTCAATTATCTCATTAGCGGCGACTTTAATAAAGGCGTACCTCTTGGTAAAGTTACTGTCTTTGCCGGAGAGTCAGGCGCCGGAAAATCGTTCATCTGCTCAGGAAATCTCGTTAGACACGCACAAGAACAAGGAATCTTTGTAGTCTTAGTTGACTCGGAGAATGCCCTTGACGAAGCTTGGTTACACGCACTCGGTGTATCTACAGCAGAAAATAAACTATTAAAACTAAACATGGCAATGATTGACGAAGTAGGAAAAACTATTTCTATGTTCGTTAAAGATTACAAAGCACTACCAGAAACAGATCGTCCTAAGGTATTGTTTGTGATTGACAGCCTTGGTATGTTATTAACACCCACAGACGTTAATCAGTTTGAAGCAGGTGATATGAAAGGTGATATGGGTCGTAAGCCTAAAGCACTAACAGCACTTGTTCGTAACTGTGTTAATATGTTTGGTTCTCTTGGCATTGGCCTAGTCGCTACTAATCACACATATGCTTCACAAGATATGTTTGATCCAGATGATAAAATCAGTGGTGGTCAAGGTTTCGTTTATGCATCAAGTATTGTGGTTGCTATGAAGAAACTGAAACTTAAAGAAGATGAAGATGGTAATAAGATTAGTGATGTAAGAGGTATTCGTGCCGCTTGTAAAATTATGAAAACTCGTTATGCAAAACCGTTTGAATCTGTTCAAGTTAAAATTCCTTATGAAACAGGTATGAGCCCTTATTCAGGTCTATTAGATATGATTGAGAAGGCTGAACTTGTTAAGAAAGAAGGTAACAGTCTTGTGTATACAACACTTGATGGAGAAATCATTAAGAAGTTTCGTAAAGGCTGGGAAGCAAATACTGACGGATGTTTAGATATAGTAATGAGTGAGTATTCACAAAAAGCAACAACAAAGATAAGTACTGTAACACCTGAGGAGGAGGGTACAGAATGAGTTTAGATTTTGTTGCTGAAGTTTGGGACGCCTTGCGTACACACATTGATTTAAATGAGCGTAATGATGCCGCAGACACATTGATTAATTTATTAATCGACAACAACTACGAAGCTGACGACATTAAAAATGCATTCAGAAGTGATAAAGAAATGCTTAAGGCATTGAAAGGTTACGCTGAACAGCACGATGTTGAAGATGATTACGAAGAATACGAAGAAGACGAAGACCAAGAAGATTGGAACTAAATGTCAAATTGGTATACTAGGATTACTACTAATCTAGCAGTAATACCCGATTTCATTTCTCATTATGAGAATGAAATCATCTCAGCTAAGAGTGATGTAAAGGTATACGGTAATGTTGAAAAGAACATTGCCGCATTACCCGGAACTACAGAACATCGATTTAATCAATTACAAGAAATAGAAGCAGTATTGAACTATCTCAATATTCAATTACGGAAAATTCGCCGAAAACATTTTCAAAAATATCTAGAGGCGTATAATAGAGTATTGACTAGTCGTGATGCGGAAAAATATGTTGATGGTGAAGATGAGGTAGTAGACTTTGAAACACTTATCAATGAAGTTGCACTATTACGTAACAAATGGTTAGGTATAATGAAGGGTCTCGAAGCCAAACAATGGCAGATGGGACATATCGTGCGGTTACGCACAGCTGGAATGGAAGATATTACAATTGGCTAATAATCAATACAACATAAGTGCCTCAACAAATTCTGGAATTATGTCACAGATGGCACAGTCTCAGGGACTTACATATGCATTGGGTTCACACGGTGTAGGTAATATTACCTTATCAGATGACTATCTTTTTAATTCATTGCGAGGTCTTAATAATCCAAACGTTAAACGATATCAAGTAGCAGAAATTTCTGAAGATATTTTAGCACTAAGTGTTGCGTGGAAACGTATGCGTACTAACTCACCTTTAACAGGTGTAGGTTCTTTATTGGATGAATCATTGTTTGGGTACGTGAGAGAAGAGGATAGAGCTACTGCAAATGATATCAGAGATTATTTTAGTAAAAAAATTATGCTGTGGTCATTGAAAGAAATTAAACTTACTAACTTCCGTCAAGATATGAGTGACCTCATTCATGGTGATGGGAAAAAAATTAACGAAGCATATCTTCCCATAGCATTTAAACTCCCTGAGTTTTATGAATATGATATTGAATTTGATAAATTCAAACAAGAGATTAATCCAGAAATTAATAATTTTGATGAGTTATGCCGTCGGCCAAATGCACTTACTACTAAAACTTTAACTCCTGTTAAACGGTTGTATAGAAGTAACAAACGTAATAAACAACATGAATATTGGTTTAAGGATGTTTATAACATTGCACATTTAATTACTATTGAACCAAAAAATCCATTAATGCATATTTGGGATAAGCTATTTGCTAAAAGTGAAATGCATATTGAAGCTATGTTTAGTGTAAAACAAGCGGATGATCTACAATATTACAAAGTATTTAAATGGACCTTAATTTGACAATAAATGGATACCGTGCTATAATAGAGTCTTAGTTAAATTAAAGGTATCTTTATGGACGAACCAGTAGAATTATATTGCACATACGATGAAGATAGTAAGCAATGGTTAGTATGGTTTCCTCACCCTTTGGGTGGAATGGACGTACTAGAATCCTTTGAGAATCAAGCTGATGCATTAGCATTTTGGCAAGATCAAATGGATAATGCAGACTATTCTGCCTAAATTTGACAATAAATGGGCCCTGTGATACAATACTTGTATTGAAACTGATAAAGAGGACTTGAAAATGACTACAGAATTCAAATCTTGGGAAGAGTTGACACAGTTGGAACAAGCCCAATCTATATATTGGGATATGTACAAGGACGCTTATGGTGTTCGCCCTCGCGGCATCGACACTTCTAGCTGGACTTTGGAACAGTTTGAAGCTGAGTTTGAAGGACTCGGTGTAGCTATTGAAGCCGAAGATATTGTCCGCAAAGAGGCCGAAGCACAGGCAATTGTTGTGTTTGAGCAACGGATTTACACCCTGATCCATGCAGGTGCTACAGACCGTGCTACTGCTATGCGCTGGATCCACGAAGCTGAGGACACTAACGGCGATGATGAATATTTGTGCTATACTTTGGGATTACCCTATCAGTACTTTCGTAAGGTAGCGTAATTTGACAATAAATGGCATTCGTGCTATAATACTTGTATTGATTGATTAACACACAGGAGAAGCTATGTCTACTATTCGTATTTTGTCAGGTTCTTATCGTAATGAATCAGTTAACGGTGAAGTATTCACTTTAGTTAAAGGGTTTCAAACAAGTAAAAAAGGTAGTTATGTGACTGTTAAAAATGACGGTCAATTCCCGGGTCGTAGTAATGAGATTAAGGTCCTCGTTGATACGATTGATAATATTGAATTTTTAAATGGAGAAAAAGTGTTGGCTAATACAGTTGTAGAATTTAAAAAAGAAGTAGTAAAAGAAACTGAAACAGAAGCAATGGACCGCATTGCAACACGTTTTGAGGTCCTTGATGAAATGTCACGTGCTTGTATCAATGGTGATATTCGTGCTATGATTGTTTCAGGCCCGCCCGGTGTCGGCAAATCATATGGTGTTGAAACACAAATGGAAAAAGCAAGTATGTTTGACAAGCTTGCCGGTAAGAAAGTTCGCTTTCAAATTGTTAAAGGTGCTATGACAGCATTGGGTTTATATACTCAATTGTACAAATACTCTGACACAAAAAATGTGTTGATTTTTGATGACTGCGATTCAGTTTTTACTGATGACTTGAGCTTAAATATTCTGAAGGCCGCACTTGACTCAGGTAAGACACGTAGAATTTGCTGGAATTCAGATTCACGTTTGTTGCGTGAAGAAGGTATCCCTAATACTTTCAACTTCAATGGTAGTGCTATCTTTATCACTAACTTGAAATTTGGCAATCTTAAATCTAAGAAATTGCAGGATCACTTAGAAGCATTGCAGTCACGTTGTCACTTTCTGGACCTGACTATTGATGGTGATCGTGACAAGATGTTGCGTATCAAGCAGGTGCATCGTGACGCTGATGGTGGTTTGTTCAAAGACTATGATTTTACGGAAGAACAATCACAAATTGTAATCGACTTTATGTGGGACAATCATACTAAATTGCGTGAAGTGTCCTTGCGTATGTGTTTGAAAATTGCAGACTTGGTTAAGATCAGTCCCGGCAACTGGCAGAATCTTGCTAAAACAACTTGTATGAAAGCATAACCCCTGCAGTGTGACGTAAGAGGCAATGTCAATAAGCCCTCTTCCGATAATAGGAGAACATTGTTCTCCTTTCTTGCCATTAAATATTGAACTATATTGCCGAGTACTGTATAATAGTATAATGACTGAGTTAAAAACCCGTGAACACTTAATCTATTTTATGGTTAAAAATCTGCGTCTAAGTAGGTATGATTCTAGGTTCCTTGAGAACTTAGAAAAAATGACGGTTACTATTCATAGAGTAACAAGTAATCAGGTTGACTTATTAAATAAACTCATAGACAAATATCAACGACAACTAATTAAGCAAGGATACTTCATTGACCAATTGTTAAACCTTCCTTGGACTACTACAATTGTACAAACTACCCGTGAATATACTTCGGCACACGTTGGTATATTAGAAGATAACATCATATTAAAAACACCATACAATAAAGCATTCATTACAGAATTTAGAACAATAAGTCAATCGTCCTTTGTGTGGGATCACTCGAATAAATACTATGTAGGTGATTTAAGCACATACTCTTTAAAGTTAGCAATACAAACTTCCAATAGGTTCTTTGATGATGTGCGCTATAGTGATAGAATTAATGAACTATTACATCAAATGGAATATTACAAAGATACAGTTTATTGGACACCTACATTAATAAATGCCAATGGTAACTATCTTATCGCTTGCACGAACTCAGCTTTAGATAAAGCAACAGAACACTTGCCATTAAATAATGAACTGACAACATTAGCAGAACTAGTACGATATGGAATTAATATTGATGAAAGTATTTTACTAACTGAGGAAGAAAGATTTGCCGGCTCATATAATCCTAAAATAGAATTGTCAAAGATATGTGATATTGTGCCATGGTTACAAAATATCAAATGTGATTTTGTTTCAGTATCAGGTGTGGGCATATCAACTTCAGTTAAGTTTAAAATTGAATTTAAAGAGGCGTTAGAACGTGCAGGAATAAAGTATAATAGTGATAATATAAAGTTTGTAAAATCAGAACATCTTAAACAATATAAATTCCCGGTGACCGTCAAATTCAAATTGATATCAGAATTTACAGAACCAATACAAATGGCAAAAGTAATTAATATTGTAAATAGTCAACCAGTTAACTTGGAGAAGAATGAAACAATGTAAAATAATCGTCAAAGACGAAGTGAATGTAAAAATAGAGGGACTTGAACTAGCAGAGCGTAAAGCACTGATGAAAATGTTTGAGTATGAAATACCCGGAGCACGATATCTACCGGCAGTCAGACTAGGTAGATGGAACGGCAAGGTAAGCTATTTTAGTTTAGCTGGCAGTACTTATATCAACTTATTACCTGAGGTCCTGCCTTATTTGGATAAAATAGGATATGACATTGAATTAGAAGATTTAAGAGATTACACAACAACCTTTACTTTTGACAAAGTGGCCGAGGGTACGTTCAAACATAAGAATTGGCCTAAAGGTCATCCTAAAGAAGGTACTCCAGTAGAATTACGTGATTATCAAATTGAAATTGTTAACAACTTCCTAGAGAACCCGCAATCATTACAAGAAATTGCAACCGGTGCAGGCAAAACATTAATGACTGCCGCACTAAGTTATAGCATTGAGAAGTATGGCCGTAGTATTGTTATTGTTCCAAACAAAAGTCTAGTGACGCAAACAGAAGCAGATTACATTAATCTTGGTTTAGATGTTGGAGTATACTTTGGTGATCGTAAAGAATACAACAAAACACATACCATATGTACTTGGCAAAGTCTTAACAATATGCTTAAGAATACTAAGTCCGGAGAAGCGGAAGTATCTATTATAGATTTCATTGAAGGTGTTGTTTGTGTTATGGTAGATGAAGTTCATATGGCAAAAGCTGATGCATTAAAAACGTTACTTACTGGCGTATTTGCTAAAGTGCCCATTCGGTGGGGTTTAACAGGAACTATACCTAAAGCTAAGTTTGAAGCACAAAGTATCTATGTTAGTTTGGGCAATGTTATCGGTAAACTAAGTGCAAGTGAGTTACAGGATCAGGGAGTATTAGCACGTTGTCACGTTAATATTATGCAATTACAAGACGGTAAAGAGTTTACTAATTACCAAAGTGAATTAAAACATTTACTAGAAGATAGTGACCGCTTAGATAAGATTGCTAGTCTAATCAGTGGCATCAATGATACAGGAAATACATTAATCCTTGTTGATCGGGTTAATGCAGGAAAAGAGATTGTTAGCAGATTGCCCGGAAGTGTATTTGTTAGCGGTGCTACTAATATGAATGAACGTAAGGAAGAATATGACGAAGTTGCAACGAGTACGAACAAAATTATTGTGGCGACTTATGGTGTGGCTGCTGTTGGCATTAATATACCTCGTATTTTTAATCTGATTCTAATAGAACCTGGAAAGAGTTTTGTTCGGGTTATTCAAAGTATTGGACGTGGGATTAGAAAAGCTGAGGACAAGGACCACGTGCAAATCTATGATATAACTAGTAGCTGTAAGTTTGCTAAACGTCATTTGACCCAACGTAAAGCTTTCTATAAAGAGGCTAATTACCCGTTTGACGTAGAAAAGTTGACATATAGATAAGAAAGTGTTATAATAACAAAATGCGTATATTAACACTTGAAAACGAATTCTATAATCTAGAAACATTACCCGAAGAGATCGATGATTTGAGGTTTGCTATCTTGGACAACAGCAACCCAAGCAACGTGGACTATCACTATATTCCATTAATCTTTTTAGAATCATTTAATAGTCCTGCACTTGTATTAAGAATAGGCAACAGTACAATTAAGATGCCAGTAGACTGGCAAATTCTTATAGGGGAACAAGAACACGGAGATCTAGAAACATTGCCTTTAACAAGTATCAATGATAGAGGATTTAATGCGTTTGAATTTAACCCATTAAGTTCATTTAGTCCTACATTTTTACCTATTGAAATTGTAGATATCTACCACGATGTAACATGGTATGCACCTCGATTGAAAAATGGACAGTTCTTATGTGTACCAATTGATGATGGTCCTAAACCACGATGTGTATATTTTGTAAAAGAAATTAGTCGTAATTGTGAGATTGTAGATTATAGTCAGGCATTCTAATGGCAACCAAAAAGACTACTCCAACTGATGAAAAGTTTGTAGCACAAGATTTTAACTTGTTTGATGCACTTGCGGCAATGGACAAGAAAGACTATGATTATTATGATAGATTAACAGACGAACAACAAAAAAAGTTTGTTCCCTATATGATGACGCATTGGATGAGTGCTATTAAAGGTTCCGGTGACGTTCAGGGCTATTATTTGCGTAGTGTAGACTACCACGCAAATAAACATCTATTCAATGAATATGTACAGAAGCATCCTAAATTGCAATGGTATATGTTATGTGCAAGTAGTCCTGGATTAGGGAAACAGTTCCATCAGTGGATACCTCATTTAGGCAGTAAAGTGACAGCATTAAAAGAACCTGCTAAAGTTAAAGAAATAAAAGAATATTATACTAAGATATATCCCAAAGTAGATAGTGACGATATTGATGAAATTGCTAAAGCTTTTGTAATAGAGCATAAGCGAAAATGTTACTTAGCAGAGACATTCCCTAATTTAAAACAATCAGATATAGAAGTATTGAGTCAATTAGTTACAGATGAAGATATCAAGCAATATGAAAAAGACCGAGGCAACTGATAACTCAGTTAAGTATAGTTGTGAGTTTTGTAAAGCTACTTTTCAACGTGAAAGCACTATACTTAAACATATATGCGAACCTAAACGTAGATGGTTAGAGCGTGACCGTCAGGGAAATCGTGTGGGTTTTCAAGCTTGGTTGCAGTTCTATAAGAAAAATACTTCAGGTACAAAGAATCGCACATATGAAGAATTTATTAAGAATCCATATTATCTTGCATTCATTAAGTTTGGTAACTATTGTGTGGATATCAAATGTATTAATGTAAGCAGATTTAGTGATTGGTTATTAAAGAATTCAATTCGTATTGATAACTGGCGACAAGATAGCAATTATACAAAGTTCCTATGTGAATATCTTCGAATAGAAGATCCGTTAGATGCAATTCATCGTAGTATCGAAACTACTATGGATAAAGCGGAAGACGAAAAGATACAAAGTAGAGATTACTTACGTTATGGCAATGCAAATAATATTTGCTATGAGATTGCAAAAGGCAAGATTAGTCCTTGGATGTTATATCAAAGCGAGAGTGGTATACGATTCTTAGATTCGCTACGTGATGACCAGCAGAAGATGATTATGGACTATATTAATCCAGAACAGTGGGCTATTAAGTTTAAGCGTGATCCTGCAAATGTTAAACAAGTTAAGGAATTATTAAATGCCGGCGGGTACTAGAGTTCGTATTCCATGGCAAGTAAACCATGATATTCATCAGTGGAATAGAACTTGTGTTTGGGCAGTAAAACATTTTGGATTACCCGGTCATAGATATGAGACACACGCTACTGAAGAATATATGGATTTCTATTTCAAGGATGAACGTGATGCTATTATATTTGAGTTAACACGTGGCTGACGTTATTTTATACATTACTGCTAAAAGAACTATGGAAATAGGATATGAGTTACGAAACATGGGTTGGATACAAGGTGTTGATTTTGATTATGCTTACTACCAAGAAAAGTATGACAACTTTAGCCATGACCCTATTGTAAAACGACATGCAAGATTTACTTTTTACAATGATAGTAATGCTAGTTACTTTGCGTTGAGGTGGTTATGAATATAACAGAAGAAATTGTCAATCAAGTGGCCGATCAGATGGCTAAAGATATTGATACATTATTGTTAATGTCTGCATTAGGATGGAATTACTTTGACTTTAGCAAAGGCACAGTTTTTGGTCAACCGTATTTGACTGTACAACCAATGAACAGTGTTAAATGGAAAGAAATGGAAACATGGATGGTTAAAACATTAGGGCCAACTGCATCTGATGGAGTATGGACACCTAACTTGCGATGGTATATGAATAATTCTAAGTTTTGGTTTCGTGATAAAAAAGATTTAGAATGGTTTCTACTAAGATGGCAATAATAGATGAGCATTATGACCATACCGGATGGGAAAATACTAAGCCTGGATGGTATGAATGTTCAGTTAAAGTAGCACATATTCAGAAATACAATGAAATTACTGATTGGGTGCAATCTAATATAGGCAAATATAAAAGACATTGTAGATGGTGTGTTACTGATACCAATAAAGTTAGTTTTAAGTTTAGATATGAGAGAGATTATATTATGTTTATGTTGAGGTGGAGTTGATGGCATCAATACCACACATACAAGATTATGATGACGATGATCCTAATTTAGATTTTCGTAAAAGACGATGGAACTATTGGGAAGCTTTAAAGAAAGTGCGTAAAGAATATATGGAACAAAACCGTGAGTTTGACGCATATGACTTTGAAGATTATCTTACTGGACAATATGGCGTAAAGATGAACATAGTTAACGGTAACATAACAGATGGTTATGAAATTGTTGACGAAAAGAAGTACCTGATATTTTTATTAAAATTCCAATGAACAACACACCCTTTCCCATAACCCCTTTACAAAATAACAAATTTATGTTATCATGGCCTAAATGGAAGAACATTAAAGAGTTCAGCACCAAGAAAAAACTATTGGATGTATTGTTTGAAGATGTTGGTAGTGATGAAGTTGGCATTAGCATATCAATAGTGAAAGATGAACTTGATATTATGTGGATTACATTAAACACTTGGGCGCAAGATGTTAATGGAGACTATGCTAGATACCTAGAGGATATGTATGAGATTAGGGGTGTGGCATTTAATAGTGAAATAGAAGCATTGAAGCTACAAGATTACTTAGAAAAGAAATATATTTGGAAAACATTACAGGCATAATATGGCAAATCACATTATGATAGATATTGAGAGTTTAGATACAACACCTGATTGTGTTATCTTAACCATTGGTGCAGTAAGATTTGATCCTAAAGGACAAGGTGTGGTTGAACGACTAGAACTAAGACCTACCGTGGAAGATCAAACAGAGATTTACAATAGAAGTATCAATGAGGATACACTACGTTGGTGGAGTGAACAGAGTCCTGAAGCAATTGAAGAAGCAATGGGAGATAATGGACGAGTCCCTTTTGCTGAATGCATGGAGATACTTTATAAGTTTTGTTGGAATCGTGATGCTGTTTGGAGTAACGGTGCAAGTTTTGACGTAGTTGTAATGGAGAATGCCTGGAGACAAACAAGTGATAGACCAAATCCTATTCCCTGGCCTTTCTGGACTATTAGAGATACAAGAACTATCTATGACATTACTGGTGTAAAACTTAAAGACGGCGGTCATAGTACCAGTCACAAAGCGGTAGAAGATGCCGAAAGACAAGCTATTGTAGTGCAAAAAGCGTATACTAAATTAATTAAAGCAGAATTGATAGCACCTCCGAGATGAAAATAGATTCAGATATTGATATAGATTTTGGTGATAGAGATAAGTTATTACAACTTATTAAACATACCTCGGCTGCAATGCGCAATGTAAAACCTATGCGTAAACACGCTACAGGTGTATATGTTACTGACATACCATATGATCCAGTTAATAATATGGCAAGCATCGATTACACAGTTGCAGAGAAACGTGGATATTTTAAGTTAGACCTGTTAAATGTCCACGTGTACAGTCAGGTGCGTGATGAAATGCATCTAATTGAATTGATGCGTGAACCCAATTGGAGTAACTTAAAAGATCCAGTATTTGTAGAGAAATTGATCCACTTGAATAATCAGTTTTATAATTTACAAAAGATGCCAGAGCCTGTAGATAGTATTCCTAGACTAGCTATGTTTCTAGCTGTTATTCGTCCCGGTAAGAAGCATTTGATTGGGGAACGATGGACAGATGTTGCAAAAACAGTATGGGATAAAGGAACTGATGGGTATGTATTTAAAAAAAGTCATAGTCTAGCTTACAGTCAACTTGTTGTGGTACATATGAACTTATTAGGATAATCGTTTTACTAGAGTAATACTACGGCGTTTACTTCTACGTTTGTTTAGTTCAAGTATACTACATACAGGACCGTGTATTATTGTGAGACTTTTGTTATTAAATGTTCTCAAATAGGGTTTAAAGATACCCCATTCATCTTTTAAAAATAGATTGATAGGAATTAATCTATTAGATTCCCACCACCAAATATCACCTAGTTCTAAGAACTTTTCTTTGATAGTGTTATCTATAATAGATCCGTAATCATATATAGTGGTGACTATATCGTCCCTGTTTTGGACAATTCCTACATAATCCTGATTTGCGTAGGAACAAATGGTTATGAAGGGGTGATTTTCGCCTAGGCGTTTAAAAAACTCGTTTTGTATCATTAAAAATTATAGTCTCGGATATATTTATCGCCCGTTCCAAACCATTAATAAATTAATATATATGGATGACTAAATACACAATAGGAGATTACATTTGTGTACTCAACCCAAGTTTTCATTTATACACAACGACAAATCGTTGTACTATTATCAGGATATTCGCCAAGGAGTTATATGCCTCAGTACGCCAAGCCATTGACCCTACACAAAGGTGTAGACAATCAAATACAGTTTCAGTTTCTTAATCAGCAACAAAAACCAGTTGATATCACGGGCAAATCTATTACTTGCAGACTTATCAACTATACGGGTGGTGCGATATTATTACAAAAGGCATTGACTTTACAGTTACCTGCAACGGGTATTGCCGCATTAATTTTGGGTCCTGCTGACATTGAAAATATTGATACGCAAAAATGCTATTACTCTTTAGAAATCCCTGTAGGAGAATTTGATTATCCTGTGTTTGTGGATCAAAATGCAGGTGCTCGTGGTGATATGAATATTGTTAATAGTGTATTACCTAGCTTTATTCCTTCTGAACCCGTGACAATTCCTACAGGTCAAGCGTTCCCTAATAACAATTCAAATGGCAATAGCGATAGCAATTTAATATATTATACCAGTGTGATTTCAACTAACAATAATCCTATACTGACATTACAAGCCCAATATAGTGATTATTATGGAAATATTGCTATTGAGGGTTCTACTATTGTTGATGGGGATTGGTATCCGATCTTTACAGATACATATGAAGTAGTAACCGATACAAAAGGTTATGTGGTTGAAGGATATCACCCTTATATCAGAATGCAATTTGAAAGCAATGCAGGATTTGTAACTAATATATTGGCAAGATAACATAACCATAGCTGTTGATATCTTAGTTAGTATATGTTATACTACTACTAATGTTTGATATTTTATCCATAATTCCCGGCAAAAAGAAAACAACAACTAGTGGCTGGCATAGCTTTAATGCTATTTGTTGTAGCCATCTTGGGCATAAACCTGATCGTAGAATGCGTGGTGGTATAAAGTTTGACGGACAAACTAACTGGTCAATGCATTGCTTTAATTGTGGGTACAAATGTAACTTTGTATTAGGTCGAAGTATAAGTTATAAAACAAAACAGTTGTTGCTATGGTGTGGCATTGATGATACTCAAATAGGCAAATGGAGTTTAGAAAGTCTACAACAAAAAGATTTACTTGATATAGTAATACAGAAAAAACAAAAAGTAAAAATAAAGTTTAAGGATCACATATTACCTGAAGGTGAAATGTTAGATGGAAATAATCCATTGCACAAAGTATATATTGATTATGTAGAGTCTAGGGGGATAAATTATAATGAGTATCCGTTCTTAATAACACCTGATCTAAAAGGTCGTTACGCAAATAGAATAATCATCCCCTATACATATAAGAATAAAATCGTTGGTCACACTAGCAGATTCTTA